TGTTTATCCCTTTATCTTAGCCGCAATTGCATTAGCAAAATGGATGTGACCGATGAGTTGGTTGGAACTATATAATGGAGAAGGAGCAAAATGGTGGATGATAATCGTGTTGTTTCTTTTCTGGGGTGGTCTGTTTGCATACATATATTTTTTTGGCGGAGAACCAGACGCTAACGTACCAATGAACCCGACAGAAGAAAAGTAATTATGACTCCCAAAAAATTAGAACCTAAATCAAAATACGCAGAATACGATTTCGATGGTGATGGCACTGTGACTGATGAAGAAATCGCCAGACACAATGAAATACTTAAACAAGAATTAGCAGAAGAAAAAGCAGACACACAAAGAAGAATGGCGTGGGTCGCTATGATCTCAATGATCCTTTACCCGCTTGCATCACTCATCATTGCTGAAGATAGACTCGATACATGGAGCGCTATGAGCGACATGATATTTTTAAGTCAAGCCTCAGTCATCGGTTTGTATTTTGGCGCAACAGCCTATATGGCTAAAAAATAGGAGATATCATGTTAGCAAATTTAATTGGCCCTGCCACACAACTATTAGATAAATTTATTGAAGATAAAGATCAAAAGGCCGCGTTAGCGCATGAAATAAGCACAATGGCAGAACGTCATGCTCAGGAGCTTGCAAAAGGTCAAATCGAAGTTAACAAAATGGAGGCCGCAAGCAGTAGTATGTTTGTTGCGGGTTGGAGGCCCGCAGTCGGTTGGATTTGTGCACTTGGCTTTGCATCAAATTTTATATTGATTCCAATGGCTAATTTTGCGTTAGCATTAGCTTCAATAGACGTGCAAATCCCCATGATCGACACCACCCAGATGATGCCTGTTTTGATGGGCATGCTAGGCCTCGGCACCCTCAGAACCGTCGAAAAGGTTAGAAAAGTTAGTAGAGAGCAGTAATGATTCTAAAGCGTATGTTAAAACTGCATGAAGGCGTGAAGAGACACGTCTATCTGTGCTCGGCAGGATATGAAACGCTAGGCGTGGGGCGCAACGTCTCACAATCCGGGTTAGGCTTGTCAGACGATGAAATAGACTATCTATTAGATAACGATATCAAGCGTGTGACAGAGGAGTTGTCAAGAGAATATGATTGGTTCGATACGCTTGATGAGGTTAGACAAAACGCCTTAATTGACATTTCTTTTAATCTAGGCGCTTCTCGTTTGCGAGGTTTTAAGAACGCTTTACGCGCTATGTCAGAAGATAACTACCGCACTGCGTCAGAAGAGTTTTACGATAGCCGTTGGGCCAAACAAGTAGGCAATCGAGCAAAAAGATTGTGTCAAATGATTAGAACTGGCGAATATCCTCCTGAATTTATTGTATAATTATGTTAGGTGCAGATCTAAAAGATTTTGAGATTCTATCACAACAAGAGCAACAAGAAGCGGTAGCGTTGCTTGCAAAGTATGATCAGATTGAGAAACAAGAAGAGTGTCAAAAAGATTTTATTAAGTTTGTAAAATCACAGTGGCCTGATTTTATTGAAGGCCGACATCACAAAATTATTGGTGAAAAATTTAACAAAATAGCGCAAGGCAAGTTAAAGCGTTTGATTGTTTGTTTGCCGCCACGACACACTAAGTCAGAGTTTGCATCTACGTTTTTTCCTGCGTGGATGATGGGTCTACGCGGTAATCTTAAAATTATACAAACCACACACACAGCAGAATTAGCGGTTCGGTTTGGTAGACGCGTAAGGAACATTATCGACAGCGATGATTATCAGAATGTTTTTCCTAATCTTAGTCTTGAGGCTGATAACAAATCAGCCGGACGGTGGACAACCAATCAGGGCGGCGAATCATTTTACGCGGGTGTCGGAGGAGCCATTACTGGTCGAGGTGCAGACTTACTCATTATCGACGATCCAGTATCTGAACAAGACGCGCTAAGTCCGACCGCAATGGACGGGGTTTATGAGTGGTACACCTCTGGCCCGCGACAGCGACTACAGCCTGGTGGGATTATCGTTATCGTAATGACACGTTGGAGCACCAAAGATCTGGTTGGAAAAGTTCTTAAAAAACAAGGAGATGACTACGCAGACCAGTGGGAGGTTATAGAGTTTCCTGCGATTATGCCCGAATCAGAGACCCCCTTATGGCCTGAGTTTTGGAAAAAAGAAGAACTCTTATCCGTCAAAGCGTCATTGCCTGTATCAAAATGGAATGCTCAATGGATGCAAAATCCTACCGCAGAGGAAGGCTCTATTGTTAAAAGAGAATGGTGGAGGCGATGGGAGACTGATGTGCCTGCTTATTCTTACGTCATACAATCTTACGATACTGCATTTTCTAAAAAAGAAACGGCTGACTATAGTGCTATTACAACATGGGCAGTGTTTGAGTATTTAGATCAAGAACAAATAATATTGTTAGATGCAAAGCGAGTGCGTCTTGACTTTCCTGAGCTAAAAAAACTAGCATGGGAAGAATACAAATATTGGGAGCCAGATTGTATCTTAATCGAAGCAAAGGCATCAGGCACCCCTCTAACGCAAGAATTAAGGCGTATGGGCATCCCTGTCACTGCTTATACGCCATCGAGGGGACAAGATAAAATTGCTCGTATGAACTCTGTGGCTCCCATTTTTGAGAGCGGTATGGTATGGTGTCCAGATCAGGATTTTGCTGATGAGGTGGTTGAGGAGATGGCATCATTTCCGTATGGAGATCACGATGACTATTGCGATAGTTCAACGATGGCATTGATGCGATTTAGACAGGGCGGCTTTTTATCTTTGGATAATGATTACGTCACCGAGATAAAACCGCTACAACGGAATAGGATGGTGTACTACTGATGGTCATAGAGAGAAAAGAACAAAAATTAGGAACGGCAGACAATCCTGACGTTATGCCAATGGGTTCAGAGGTAGAAGTAATACCTGAGCCAAGTCGTGCAGATCAGATACGAGATGCGGCAGAAATATTGGTCATGGAAGAGAGCATCTTGGTTGATGATGAAGCAGATGAGATATCAACGCCCGATATTAGTTTTGATGCAAACTTAGTTGATCAAGTCGATGATGGTGAACTCTCTGCCTTAGCATCCGACGTGTTAAGCGCTATCAAAGCAGATAAAGAGTCTAGATCTGAGTGGGAAAAAACTTACACAGACGGCTTAAAATATTTGGGCATGAAGTTTGATGAAACACGTTCAAGCCCGTTTCAAGGATCAACAGGTGTAATACATCCAATACTTGCAGAGGCTGTTACACAGTTTCAAGCACAAGCATATAAAGAATTGTTACCACCAAAAGGGCCAGTAAAAACAGAAATAGTCGGTGCGCGCACGCCAGACACAGAAGCGCAAGCAGATCGTGTTCAAGAGTTTATGAACTTTTACATTATGAATGTGATGGAGGAATACGATCCAGAGTTGGATATGTTGTTGTTTTATCTACCGTTAGCCGGATCAGCATTTAAAAAAGTATACTTTGACACTGCCTTAAATAAAGCAATGTCTAAATTTATTGAGCCGCAAGATCTAATAGTGCCTTACGAGGCAACAGATATTTTTACTGCCGAACGTGTTACTCATGTTCTCTCGATGTCAAAAAATGAGATTAGAAAACAACAGCTTGCAGGCTTCTATGCAGATATTGAGTTGAAAGGCGGCAACATGTCTTACACTCGCGATGAGATAGAAGAAGAGATTGACGACATCGAGGGCATGCATCCATCCTATAAAGAAGACAGAGATCACACGGTCTATGAAGTGCACACGATATTAGATTTGCCTGGCTTTGAAGATGTAGATTCAGGAGGAGAAAATACTGGACTCAAACTGCCTTACATTATCACCATAGACGAGCCATCACAAAAAGTTTTATCTATTCGTCGTAATTACGCAGAAAACGATCCGCTTAAACAAAAGATAAATTACTTTGTTCAATATAAGTTTTTACCTGGCTTAGGTTTTTATGGGTTAGGTTTGTCTCACATGATAGGCGGATTAGCGAAAGCAAGCACTAGTATTCTAAGACAGCTCATCGATGCAGGCACCTTAGCTAACTTACCGGCAGGATTTAAAGCACGCGGCATGAGAATCCGAGATGAGGATGATCCCCTGCAACCTGGTGAGTTTAGAGACATAGACACCACAGGCGCATCTCTCAGAGAAAACTTAATACCCTTGCCTATCAAAGAGCCTTCCAACGTATTGATGAATTTGCTCGGTTTGATGGTAGATGCAGGTAAACGATTTGCATCTATCGCGGATACAAACGTCGGAGATGTAAATCAGGCGATGCCCGTAGGCACGACAGTTGCGTTACTAGAGCGCGGAACTAAAGTGATGTCAGCGATTCATAAGCGCTTGCATTATTCACAAAAATTAGAATTTAACCTATTAGCTAAAGTGTTTGGAGAGTTTTTGCCTCCTAGCTATCCGTATATGACAGGTAGCGGGCCACAAGAAATTAAAGGCGCAGACTTTGATACACGAGTCGATATCATACCGGTATCAGACCCAAATATTTTTTCACAGTCACAAAGAATTACGATGGCACAAGAGCTGTTAGCGATGGTGCAATCAAATCCAGAAATACATGGCCCACAAGGTATTTATGAGGCTTATAGTAGAATGTACGCGGCGCTTGGAGTGGACAATGTGGAGTCTCTTCTGCAACCCCCACCACCTCCACCGCCGCCACCTCCTCCGGTCGATGCAGGTTTAGAAAATAGCGATTTGTTGATGGGACAACCTGCAATAGCGTTTGCACCACAGAATCATCAAGCTCATGTTGACGCTCACAGATCTTTGTTTCTGACAGATGTAGTCAAACAAAATCCTGCACTACAAGGTAGTATCATGTCGCACATGATGCAACACCTACAGTTTCTAGCAAGTGAATTAGCGCAACAACAAATGCCGCCAGAGGTCATGCAACAAATGTCGCAACTGCAACAAGCGGTAGACTCTGGACAGGCAGATCCACAGTCGATACAACCGATGATGCAAGAGTTGCAAATGATTAGCGATAAGATATCAGCGCCGATACTCGCACAACTAACACAAGATTTGTTGTTATCGATTGGTCAAGGCACTGATGAAGACCCATTAGTGCAGATAAGGCAACAAGAATTAGAACTGCGTAAAGCAGAGCTAGATGAGGACAATAGACAATTTGACGAACGTGAGAATACTCGTCGAGAGGGTCAATTGTTAGAGAACGAGATAGCTAAACAAAGAATCGCTACAACAAAGCAAGTCGCCGATGACAAACTTGATCTTGCGATTGCACGTTTACAGCAACAAGCAGACATCAAGCTATCAGAAATGCAAGCTAAATTTGGAGGTCAACGATGACAACATCATATAAGTTAGATGCCATAAAGCAATTACGTGCTCAAAAAAAACTTGAAAGAGAGTTAGAAGCAGTAGCGGCAGAAAAAAACCGTAAGGAAAAAGAGGCGGCTCATCAAGCAAATATGGATAGAATCGCTCGCAAGATGCACAAGATTGAAACTGGAGAAGAGTTACCTGCTCCAGAAGTAAAAGAGACACCAAAACCAAAACCAGTGAAGGAGAAGACAGATGCCACTTCAAAAAGGCAAAAGCCAAAAAACGATAAGCAAAAACATGAGCAAGCTAAAAAAAGAGGGCCGAAACCAAAAGCAAGCAGTAGCAATCGCTCTAAATAAAGCGCAAAGCATGAAAGCCGGTGGCGCTGTATACAAGCGTGTGAAAAAAACTGTGCGTGGCGGTGGCGCGGCAACTAAAGGACTTGGTTACCACGAGCTTGTTTAATGGAAGATTTAGATTTAGCGGAAACGATAAAGAAAAATATCGAGGATCGACGTGAACTTATAAAAAATACGTTGATGAACGGTATGTTAAAAGATGTCGAACATTATAAATATTTGCAAGGCGAGCTAAATAGTTTATTATATATAGAACAAACTATGAAAGACTATTACAAAAGGAACTCGCAGTGACAGAAGAATCAGCAGTAGACTATCTACCACAACCAACAGGTTGGCGCATTTTAGTTTTACCTTATACGATGAAAAACAAAACCAAAGGTGGTATAGAGCTTACAAAAGAAACTTTGGATAGAGAAGCTCTAGCAACTGTGGTTGCAAAAGTGATACGAAAAGGGCCACTTTGTTACAACGTAGAAGAAAAATATGGCGGTAAGCACTGGTGTGAGGAGGGTGATTATATCGCTATCGGTAGATACGCAGGTGCACGATTTAAAATTAAAATGTTTGATGATAAAGGCGATGAGTCAATCTGTGAATGTCGCATCATCAATGATGACGAAGTTATAGCAACCATTAAAGATCCAGAAGATATAGTAGGTTTCGCATGATAGAAAATACAGCGCAAGAAGCAGAAAACAAAACACCTGAAGAAGAAATAGCGGTTGAGGTTACGGAGGATAGTCCTGCACCGCAACAAGCGGAGGGAGATGGTGATGAACTTGAAAAATACACTAAAGGCGTTTCTAAAAGGATTAATAAGCTTAATGCCAAAACAAGGGCGGCAGAAGAAAGAGCGGCTCAACTCGAAAGGCTTGCGATGGAAAAAGAGAAAGAGCTCCAACAATACAGAGCTTATTCTCAACAACAGTCATCTGCAATATTGGCAAAAGAGGAGGAAGCTCTCAACGCAAAAAGCGCACAGGTCGATGATATCTACCGTAAGGCCGTAGAGAGTGGAGATCCAGACTTGATGTCAAAGGCAGATAGTCTTAAAAATGACATCAGCATACAGAAAGAAAAATTAAGAGTTGCAAAAACTAGGCAACCGCAACAGCAAGAAAATTATCAATCATATCAAGAACAGCCGGCACAACAGCCACAGCAACAACCAGAGCAACCTGTTGAGCCAACAGAGCAAGCAAAAAAATGGCACGCAAAAAATTCTTGGTATGGCAACGCTGAAGATGAAGAGCATACGCAAGCCACACAGTTTGCTTACTTTACTCATTTTAATTTAATTAACGAAGGCTATGAGGCTGATTCACAAGAATACTATGACCAGTTAAATAGTCGCGTTTATAAAGTTTATCCAGATCTTCAACAATCTGGTAATGTCGAGCAATCAGAAGGTAGACCCGCTGTGCAAAGAGTCGCCTCAACCTCTGTGGGAGGTCGACAAAAAACACAAGGCAAAAAGAACGGTGTAACTTTCTCAAAATCGGAAGTAGAGCGTCTCAGAGGATTGAAACCACACAACATGACAGAAGATGCGTGGTTAAAATCCGTTGCTAAAGAAAAACAAAAAATAGCCAACAGGGAGGCAAAATGACCGAAGAAAAAGTAACTACAACCAGACAATCCCGTGAATCC